ATATCTGAGAAGAGAAGGGTATCGTACAGAGAAAAGATAATGCCTGACGATAGTATCCTTGATAGAATAATTAAACTTGGAGCGAGGGTCAATGAGCAGCAATAAATATAATCTACCCAAGCCTTTCCTTAAGGCAATAGAGAATGATAGCTACACGAAAGGCGAAGCCGACTTCTCTGCCACAGAGATAATTGATAGCCCTCGTATATCAAGGATGAAACACATATACAAAGACAATATACAGAAGGACTATTATGATTCTATCTTCCCACTACTAGGCACCGCTATACATCATATCCTTGAACAGAATAAAGATGAGGATGACATTGCAGAGGAACGTCTGTATATAAACGTAGACGGTTTTGTTTTGTCTGGGCAAATAGATCTTCAAGTTAAAAATGGGGATGAATATCTAGTACATGATTACAAAACAACGAGTGCCAGTACTCTAACATATAATCCTGATGGCAAGAGAGAATGGGAAGAGCAACTCAATATCTATGCAACTTTAGTTGAACAATCAACAGGCAGAAAGGTGAATGGAGTAGGGGTCTGGGCTATTATCAGAGACTGGTCAAAGGTACAGGCTGGTAGGAAGGAGGGTTACCCTGAAGCACCAGTTGTGTTAGTAGAGATGAGCCTCTGGGATGCTCAAGAAAGGATGGACTTCATACGATCAAGGGTTATCAAGCACTCAATGGTTGAGGGTATAGATGATGAATCAAAACTGCCTGAATGTACAAAGGAGGAGAGATGGGCGAAAGATAAAACATATGCTGTATATAATTTTATAGCGAACGGGTCACAAAGAAAAAGGGCAACAAGAGTTTTTGATACTGCTGATGAAGCACTAACATTTGGAAAGGGAAAGGGTGATGCTTACGTTATAGAAGAAAGGATGGGAAAGAATACAAGATGCGAATCTTGGTGTGACTTTAAGGAATACTGTTCACAATACAAACAAATAATTGAAAACTAAAGGATAAAAAAATGGCACAAGCAACATACAAATCAATATGGGATACACTTAGTAAGGTAAATTGTTCAGATCATGTAGAGTCTAAGAACGGATTGACTTACCTGAGTTGGGCATGGGCATGGGGAATGCTTATGAAACACTTCCCTAATGCAGAGATTAACATGCTAGAAGAGGAGGTCATGCCGGATGGCAGTGTCCTCTGCAATGTAGAGATAGTTATAGGTGATTGTAAGAGAAGGATGTGGCTACCTGTTCTTGACTTTAGGAATAAGCCCATCCAGAATCCAAGTTCTTGGAACATCAACACAACAAGGATGAGGGTTCTTACAAAATGTATAGGACTCTTTGGATTGGGTCACTATATATATGCTGGTGAAGATCTTCCGCAAGCTGACCCTACTAATCAGGTAAAGAAGAGGAAGCCAACCCTTAAGCCAGTAGCCAATAAGAAGAATGATGATCCAAATCACGATGAGAAAATGCAAGATGCTTACAATGAGAAGCTTCAAAGTAAAAAGGATAGAGCGCTCTCGATTGTACTTAAGGATAGCATTCTGGCAATTGACAACCTGCCTGAGCTTAGGGAATATTGGAAGAATAATTCCGAAGCTATAAATAAAATGGATGACAAGAAGTCTATTACTGAAGTATTCACTGATCGTGCAGCTACACTAACAGCAAAGAAAGAGGAGAAATAAAATGCCCTACGATAATACACGGATAAGCTGCGCTTCCTTTATCAACAATAGGAAAGAACGTGCTAATCAGCCTGACTTTACAGGCTTTGGCACAATGGATAAAGACTTTCTTGAAAGCGTTCAAGTTCATATAAATGCTGGCATAAAGGAAGTACCTCTCAAGCTTGCTGGTTGGAACAAGACAAGTAAGAAAGGTAACAACTTCGTTAGCTATAGTATACAGGTAGATGAGTATAAGATTGAAGAAAATAAAATAGACGTTGAAGCTCCTCATGTTCCTGTTCAATTGGATGTAGAGGACGTGCCTCCCTTCTGATACCATTAACATAGACTCTCAAGCTGGGCTTGATCCTTTTGCTAGAGGTACAGAGATACTTCGGCATCGGGGTTAGGCCCAGCTTACGCGGTGGATAGAGGTTATAGATGTCTTTAGGTTTGAGTAAAGATTTAGATCCAGTACTAACGTGTCATAAATGTAAAAAGGTAGTTGAAGATTATTCAAATACATACTTGGTATGGAACGAACTAGATAGGCTAGATGATGATGTTATTACTTTAGACACGATCCTAATGCACGAAGAATGTATAAATGAAATGCTATTAGAATTTGATTACTCTGAATCAGAAGAACTAAAAACAATTAGCATAGCAAACTACATAGTTAACTTAGTTAAAAGAAATTCTATAGATGCTAGTATCTTTATAATTGACGAACACCTGGGGGGAAATAATATTGGACAATAGACTAGATGCAATTGAATTGGCAAGGGTGGAGAAGCATGACAAGCAAAAGGATTCACTTGAAGTAATCGAAAGTCTTACTGCTATCTCTTACAGTAAACTAGATATGTCAATAGCTCAGATCATTAACAAGTCAATACAGTTTGCGAATTTAAACCTAGGTGATAGAGTATTTATCCCTGAGTTTTCCAATGTAGAGTTCTCTGATCTCCTGATGAATTGGTGGACTGAAACAGATCCAGATATAGAGGAGGAGGATGACAACACGGAATAATATAGAAAGTATTTATGTAAATATAAATAGCATTAGGCTGAGCCTTGAACAGTTGTCATTAAGAACAGATCTTCCCGAGGCTTTGTTTGATGAGATGTATTCGATCTTGTTTAGACTTGAGCAAGGTAATAATATCATTAGCAATAAGTATAAGGGGGAGTGATGAATCAAGGTATCATAAATAAGCTGGATGGGTATTGCCAGTATGATGTACGTTATGTCTGGGAAGATATTGTAGGTGGGATCAGTATCATCGTGAACGAGGATCCTGAGTGGTTAACAATGAGAGTGGAAGATGTATACGGGCTATGTCTATCTGGGCAGGCACAAGTTTGGGGCTACCATGACTATGAAATTTCAGATTGTTTCTGTATAGTTCAGGTACAAGTATGCCCTTACCGACCAGCTAACAAAACACTACAACTGCTCATAGCATGGAACAATTTAGAAAAGCAAATAGCAGCAGACTTCAACGAGATAGCAACTAAGCTGGCTAAGCATTCAGGCTGCAATGGTATTGAGATATGGACAAGTGCAGAAAAGCTAGCAGCTTATGCTAAGGGCAAGGGATTCACAAAGACGATGTACGTCCTTCGTAGGAATCTGTATCAAGAGCCGAGATATTTCAAAGAAGAACCTGAAGATACTGTTGTGCAACCTATTCTGGGCATAGTGCAGTCAGAGAAAGGACATAATGAGTAACGATATAGTTAATAGCCCCGACCACTATGTCGAAGGTAGGGACCATGAGCCCTTATCTGTAATTGAAGACTGGAATCTTCCTTATCACTTAGGTCAGGTTATTAAGTACATCTCTAGATATGAGAGGAAAATGGATGAGGATACTGATCCAATCACTGACCTTAAGAAGGCCCAGTACTACCTCAACAGGTTCATAAAGAATAATGAATGAAGCTCTGAGAGGCTCTGTAAGCCACGATCTTTCTAGTGGGGCAGAGGTAGGGGCTGAGAGGCATAGGCTAGTATGCTTAAACTGTGGGAGTCTGATGAGAAATCAGAAGTGTAAGCTAGTCTGTACTAGTAACTGCGGATACTTTGAGAGCTATAGCGACTTAGAGCCAGCCGTTCAGCAATCATAAAGAGATAGTATCTACTTTCTTTTCTTCACATGTATCCTTATCTCTGCTTTCACCTAATGCAGAATCAAATTCAATTCTTCCAGACGGACCTATCAATTCTATTTCCCATTGATCTAACGCACACCCAAGGAAACTCAAGGATACGGCTATCAATATAAATTTATACATTTTCTTTCACTATCCTATCTGCTAAGCCTGCTTCGACGATCTCTTGGCCTCCCAATAGCCAGAATTCTGCTTGCTTTTCTGTATGTTTTTCCCACCAATCTGATGAGTTAGGTGTGTATCGAGACATAAGCTCACACCAGTGACTGTGTGACCAGTCCTCCCACTTACGTCTAGACTTAGCTGCTCTTAAGCCTAGGTCTGGATCGCCACCACTAGTGGGTTCATGACTCATCCATGAGCATGATTCAGTAACGTACCTCTCATTGGATGCTGCTAGTATTAGCACACCTGCGCTACAGACTTGACCGTAGCCAGTGCATCGTACATTTATAGGAGAGTTTCTAATTATATCATGGATAGCAAACATACTGATAACATCACCGCCTGGTGAGTTTAAGAAGAGATCTACAGTTTGAAGATCTTGGCCTTCAAAATACTTCATGACCTGAAGGAACCATTGACCTGACTCCTCTTCAAAGTCATCGAAGTAAACTATTCTATTTGTTATATCCACAGCTAGATCAACTATGTGAGATAGCTCCGGGGCTGGTAGGATTAGTTTTGTTTCTGGCTCACTTAAAATACTCATGAATATTTCCCCTTTATTCTTCTCATTGACCACCATTCAAAGTCAAACTCTCCAGCTTGAACATCATTAAGAATTACTATGCCCCTATCCCACATCCTATTTACTTGTGGGCCAGCATAAGATTCATCATGTTCAAAGAAGCAACCAACTGAAACTGCACTCATCTTCTTTCCCATTGCATCGTTTCTTGTTGCAAAGTCTAGCACATGATTGTGACCAATTATACAACTCATTTTCTTTTTATTAAGTAGCGATGCTGCTGGGTTTTCACCACTGATTGGTCGTCCCATTATACCAGAGGCAAAGCTGTGGCAGTATGCTATGCCATCAACCTTGACTGGCTGAAGGTAGTCATGCTCTTCCCAGCCATACTCTTCACTCTGGAAATGACTACGAGTTAAGGTTCCATAGAACTCTGCTTGGTCCTCGACCACTCTAGATATTCTATTCTCATGGTTACCTAAGCATCTAATCTTCTTAGGCTTGTACCCCTTAACTTTCTTTAGCTCTGCCTCTATCCTGTCCTGTGCATCTAACCCGTGTTCAATATCTTTTTTATATTCTCTTCCTTGGAAGGCTCTCTTACCTTTGTCATATCCACATAGTGATTCCATGTCATAGAAATCACCTATGTCTATAATGACATCAGGCTTCTCTGCTGCGATCATCCTTCCTAACCATGTGTACCTAGCATTACTGATCCCTGGCTTTGAATGACTATCCCCTATAACGAGATGCTTTTTTCTCCCCAAAGAAAATCTCCTATTCTTTTAAGTTAGTGTCAGTATGTTCTACCACTATAAGA